CTCGCCGCGCCTAGTTGTGGCCAGTTCCGCGAGAAAATGCTGCTACCCACTGCGTTTGCTGAAACTTCTTTTATGGCTTGGCAGAGCGAAGGGTGTTTTTTCTGGTGCAAGAGTATTGATGATCACTTGACTGACTGGCGCGCTTTAGCAATCAAGCGAACCGCT